GTATCTTCTCAGACTCAAGTCTCAATCGCAGATCGATACTTGTAAGTTCCTTCACATACTGCTGGTTCATAGCCCACGCGAACAAAACACAACACATAACAAGATCGTCATGTCCTTCTTCTGCTTCATAGCTATCGCCAATGTTAACAAAACGGAACAACTCATAGAGGATCCGTTCGTCTTCAATCATTAATTTATCATTTTCGATTTGTGTCTTAAAGCTAGCACAACCGATTTTCTTTGTTTGTTTGGTAGTACGTACACCAAGTCTTGGGTGTTGACCGAACCCTGGGGATATCATTTGCCCCGATCTACCATTGTTGACGGTTGACAGGACGTTTTCGTACTCCAGATCGTGGAGTAGAATGTTAGCAACCTGTTCACCAATATCATTACTCTCTACTAAGCAGAACGCATCATTGTAGCTCTTACATATTTGAAAGATTATGTTCGGATAAAGAAGAGGTGAAATAGTATTGTTTCGATATGTCGCAACAACTCTATACGGTAACTCTGATACATCAAACACGACAAATGCCGAATAGTCCCCTGCCAGTCCTCTCGATGTGTCAACACAAGTGAAGTATTGGCGGCCAGCTACAGGCTGGTGGAACACGCTTAGGAATTCGTTACGGTGTACAGGGGACTTTGTAACCAACTGTCTTAGCTTGGTAGCACTGATCAACGTATTCGAAGAACCAACAAACTCACACTCAAATTCCACACGGAACTGTTCTTCACTAGTGTTTCGGATTGTCTCTTCTTTCCAACGCTGATCCCTACCTGGTACCTGACTCCAATGCACATCAATCCGCTTATAGTCGTTCTTACCAACCTCACTATCAGCCCAGATCTTATAAAACATATTAAGACCGTTGGGTGTAGATGTGATCAGTACCTTTGATGTCTTACCAGATGAAATCGTTGGATATACAGAAGCAAAGAAACTTTCCTGCATATTGTTGTCAACGAACGCAAACTCATCAAGGTACACTAAGTTAAACGATCCACCACGAATAGCACTTGAAGAGGTAGCGGAAGCAAGAATCTTTGAGCCGTTCTCAAGCTCCATGTTACCCTTATTCCACTCTGTAATCCCTTGTTGTAGCCACTTGGGTAGGTGTTCGTATGCTAACTGAATACGAGAAAGGATTTCACGTGCCTGAGCAAGTTTGTTTGCCAGAATGGCAATATTAAAGTTCTCATGGAAGATTACATACCATAACAGCACGCCAGCGATCGTTGTTGTTTTACCACACTGTCGCGGCATCTTACAAATAACAAAACGTTCCTCGACAGCTGTAGTGACAATGTCTTTCTGGTAATCATACAGATTAAAGTTGACAAGACCCTCATCAATGTTGACGATCTTGACGTATCTCTCGATGAAGTACTCAGGATCCTGAGCACACTTCATGAATTCTGTAACTTGATTAGGCGTCCACTCGTGCTGAACACCAGAACGCTTTAGGTTCTGGTTACCGAGGTACGCATCATTTATCCTGGCCATTTTGCTGCTTCTTAATTAACTTTTGAAGCTCTGACGTGCTACCAACAAATAAATTGTTATTAACTGTTGTCGGACTAGCGTGCTCTCCTGTAAGATCCGTCTTGCGCTTAGACAGTTCTAATAGATCTTTATTAGCGTCTGCTAGTGTCTTTACAAGCGTAGCAACCACTTCAAAAGCTCTGGGGTGTTGGGACTGGCCTGCAATATCAAGCATACTTGACAGGGCTTCTCTTCCTTTTTCTATTGTATCAATGAGAGAGCCTCGCGCATACTCAAAGTCTTGCTCTACCTGTTCTGTCGTATTACTTACAGGGGATCCCATAACAACAATAGAGTTTGCCTTGGAAGCTTCATCCAAGGGAACAAGATTTAATGCGTTCGCGATATCATCATTTTGATCAGTCATATTAGCTTATTGTTACAATGTAACCAAAGTCATCATCTGGGTATATATCAGATGCTGGTAACGAGGCTGCGCTGTTAGAGGTGGGGTTGCCGTTAGCATCCAAGCCAGGAGCTACAGTGACGTTACTCAAGAGAGTGTTTGCTGTCGAAACCGTATAATCGGTTATACTCGTATTTGCAAACGTAATAATCTTTGACTTACGTACAGGTCCAAACAAAAAGGCTTTCATTGTAAAGCTAAGTGTCCATGTGATAGTACGACGTGATTCAAAATCACCATCGTAGTTATCAGACATATTGACATTAGTAAGCACGGTAGGGATATCTTTTGTGATACCCATTTCAGGAACAAGATTTACTGTGGCTGTCCATTCAGGAGTAAAGAACGGTAAAATCTGTTCAATAATTTTGGTACCATCTTCCGTACTCTTCACAAATATGTTTAGATCAAACCCAATATTATACGGTACAGGCGTATACTGATATTGCAAGCGCTGTGAGTCAGTTGTATCAACAGCGGCATGTCTTGTGAGTGTGTTGAGTTTCCGGTCTCCATCGTACGCAAAACTTGTTATCTCGAACGCCATCCGAGGTAAGACAATTGCTGGGCGGTCAAAGTTAGGATCGCCGTTGATACGTGCTAAGGCCTTGTCACGCGGACTGTAGGCGATGGGTACCTTTATAGACGTGGTCGTACCTCTGTTGATGTACACATCGTTAAACAGTGTACCAAACAGTGTTACATAGCGTCTAATGCTACCGTGGTAAAACGTATGACCAAACATTAGAAGCTACCTCCTTCACTAAACGGATCACGTTCTGTAAAATCAATGAAGTCGTCACTTTCTGTTTGGATGGCATCGTTATCCGCGAACGGATCAGTTTGATCAATAGAAACAGATTCAAGAAGTAATGGGAATCCGTTTTGTTGTTTTAAGACATAACCATCTTCTGTCTGCAGCGCGTTGAGAGTGGTGGAAGCAGAGTAGTTAGCATACAACGCATCAATATCAGCAATACCGGTGTTGAAGTACTCACTTCCATACTCATACAGCTCACATTTAAGATCAAACGTTTGCAAAGCACCCATCTGGTAGAAGATAGCTTCATGCTCAACAAACTTAATTTCAAAAATCTTCTTGTTCAGAGGAAAGTAAATTAGGTCACCTTCACGTGGTCTTGGTATTGCTTCAAAAGAACCAACCTCATCCTCGAACACACGCCGCGCAACAGTCAACGTAACCTGATCACGTATTTCAATATTAAACTTTGACAGGAAGTCACCCTGACCACCAAACCCTTCAACATTCTTAATATAAAACTCACACGAGTAAGCTTTTTTGAATTCACTGGTTGGGTTTTCATTTAGAACGGAATCATATGTACCACCCTCTCTGAGGAGGTAGAACATATCCTGACCATAGATCTTAATTGTCTCTATGACCAAGTCTTCAATTAACCGCTGCTCGCCAGTATTTTGAAAGTTGTTGAAGAAGAAGTTCGTAGCCACAAAGTTATCCAATCATATCTGATACAGGCAGTGAGTAAGAAGAAATCATTTCCTTCTCCATCGCCTCAATTTCACTTTGTGCGTCGTTAAGAATCTTTTCTCCGTTGAATTTGACACCACCAGGCAATTCCATACCAATAAACTTGGTAAGGTTTGTACCCCATTGGTATTTAATTTTCGCTGTTGCATAATTTTGCAACCAGCGGTCACCGTAAGCATCTGTATATACTTCTGGATCGACTACTTGGTAAGCTTCAACCAAAAGATACTCACCAGAGTTGAATGTATTCCAATCCATATCAACGTACAACCGATTCATGTGGCGGTTGAAACGAATAGGTTGTTGGCCTACGAGAATCTCAGAGATTACGCCGAGGTGTTGCATGGCCATGTAATACGGCACCATTGAAACAGATGTTAACGTATACAGATCGTTCAAAGCAATCTGGTAACGAATGTTAAACAAGTCGTCTGAACGAATTGATGGATCACCGATAGGGAACACACGTACAGCACCTAGGATATTCTCAGGCATTGTAATGTATCTGTTTGCAATATCTGTAGAAGTTACCTGATGCTTGTAGTAGATCTTATCCGATCCATCAAAGTGGTAGTCCCAGTAATACTTCAGGGACTCATCAATACGGTCTTCAATTTGATCGTCGTCTACGTTGATTTCAATAACAGGTTTACCGAGCTTACGTAAGCAATACTCTTTAAATTCTGCTCTTGTTGTTGGTACAGCCATTTAGAACTCCTTTATTTAATATTTATGCTATGCGAGTTCCACTGCTATCGTAGACTCTAAATGCTGTGTTTTGTGTACTACCGTCCGCAAACATTAATGTATCATTAGTGTTAATTTTTAACGTAGATGTGTTTGCAGTGAACAAACTACCGATAGTTAGAGAAGTAGCGTTAGCAATCAAGTTGTTGGCAACATCAATAGAAGCAGCATCAACGTCACCTGTAGACGAAATAAAGAAAGCACCGTTTGCTGCTGTGATAGTACTCAAGAATGATGCAGCACCTGTAGCTTGAAATACGTTTGCAGTCGTCGCGCCGTTAATGTTGAGAATGTTAGCTGTCGTCGTCGCATTGAATGTGACGTTACCTGTGAACGTTGCTCCGGCTAGTTTTGCAAACGTACTATTAGCATACGTGTTTGAAACATAAAACGCAGCTGTTTGACCGTTCAAATGTGAAGCGTTGTTGGCGGTACCGACCAATGTACCGTAGAACG